TGAGCACTATTTAGATCAGTTTGAAACGTTACTGTGCCAGTACCAACATCATAAAACGCTCTTTTGAGTGACTCTGTTCCTGCACCTGTTAAACCATTAACCAGTTGTTCAATGACTGGTAGTAAAGTATCTGTAATTACTGTTGCAAACTTTTCAAGTATTGGAAGTAAAGCAAACCCTATTTGTTCTTTAGCCTCATCAACAGCCACGCTTATACGAGCCATGCGACCGGCAAACGTATTAGCGGCTGCGTCAGCTTGTCCTGCAAACGTTTCTGACAATACTTTCAAGGCAGCGTCTAAATCTTTATTTTTTACAATAGTATCGTCTAAAGGAACACCTAAACGTTTTAATGCAGAAAAGTTTCCGTCATAAAGTTTTGATAATCCTTCAGTAATTGTGGCTAAATCTTTTCCTGTGCCGCCAGCGATATCAAGCGCAAGTGTTTGAAGTTTTTGTGCTTTAGTGACGTCACCTGTTGATCTAATAAGTCTGTCAAGACTTGGACGTAATTGGTCGTCTGTTACACCTGTAGCTCTAGCTGTTTTGTCAATGTAATCTTCAACCGCTGCAATTTGTTGGTCTGTTGCTTTAGTTGTGTTACGTAAAGTTTGTGCAAGTGATACTTGGGCTTTCTCATCTTCAATAGCAGCTTTAACAGCGTCTACACCTATTTTTACTGCCATAGTTGCGGCAGCTGCGCCGACTGCTAAAAATGCAGCAGCACCTACTTTTAATGCGTCGTCAAGTTTGTTTGTAAAAGAGCGGGTTTCTTTATCGGCTTTATCTAAACCTGCAATAAAATCTTTTGTGTCAGCAAGAAGCGCGAGTTTAAGTGTCCTAATGTCAGCCATTAAAGTGAACCCTTCCAAGCGTCTCTAATACGTTCATAACCTTTTAACCATTCTTGTGCAATAGTCGGTTGAAATCTAGACATAGCAGGATACAACCACCACCCACGATTACCTCTACCTTGAGAAGGTGAACGTTTAGGAAATTGTTTAAATTGTTTAGATCCAAACTCACTACCCATTATCACATAGCCAGCACTAAAAGCACTAGACCCAACTTTATTTTTACCGCCAATACTAAAAGAAGGTGCTTTATCTGACTTAGATATTTTAATTGAATTAGCAACTGCTATAGCTTGTTTAGGATTATATGGTGCTCGACTAGCTGCACCTTTGGCATAATTACCACCACGTTCAGCTAAAGCCTGTGCAATTTGTTTCATATCATTTTTTGCAATATCATTCATTTTACTAAACGTACGAAGTAAACCACGATAATCTTTATCAACTGGGACAAGACTTATTGCTTTAGCCATTAGCGCGCTCGTTTAATACGTCGATAGCGGTAGCCCACATATCTGGATCTGCATTGAGCCAATAGTCGGGTGATATACCTGTGGCTATTGCCAACTCGACTGCTATCCGCCCGACGCTTCGGGCTTGGTAAAATTTGCTGTCTCAAAATCAACAGCTGCAATATCGGTGACTGTCGGTTTCCACGTGTCAATGCTTTCATTTTTTTTGGTAACACGTTGTTGAATTTTGTGACCCAAAAATAAAAGAAGCTGATTACTTGGACTGCTTTCTTCGCTAAGTATTTTAATGATTGAACGATTGTTGTAAAGTTCTTTTTCTGCTTGGGCAAGTTCATTTGGTCTAGTCCATTCTTCATAAACTTCACCTGTTTCTAGTTCCCAACGTATTTTTAATTTAAGCATTTTGTGTGCCCCTGTTCTTTAGTTTGTGTTACGCGGTTAGGTCTTCGGTTGGAATACCTACAACTTGTAGAGATACTGAACAAGTTTGTGCGTCTGCACCTGAAGCAGTAATTGGTGGATATTGTGGTAATACGTTACCAGTCAAAGTCACACCTGTTGTAAGTGTTAGCACAAAAGCAAGTGCTGTATCTGGTGCGCTTTCTGTTGCGTCCCATAATGCTTTGTATAAACTTCCCGGGCTTGTTTTACCAGCGTCGTTTAAGAATGTCAAATCTAAAGTAACGTTGGAATCTATGTACTTGAATGCTTTACCTGCAAGGGTATCAAAAGTTAAACGCTCGGTATCAAAATTGATAGCGGAATCTAAAATTTGTTCTGCGTATTGCACTGTAGCGATAGTTAAAGTTAAACTACGACCACTTAAAATCGTTGTTGCCATTGTTGCCTTTCTTAGCCTGTGTAGGCTGTTTGTAGTTGTATTTCAGCACACAATAAATCTGTGTTATTTGTGCTTCTAATTTTAGGGCTACTTACCGATAAAACAATAAAGGTTAGCGGAATAAGTCCTAAAATAGTTTCTATATCGTCTTCCAAGTTTGTTAATGCGCTTGGGTTTGAATACGTGGTACTAACAACTTCTAATGTTAGTCTTACGTAATAGTTTTTAGTATTGCCTATAACCATTGGTTCAAGGTATGGGTCACTAGCTAAAATAAGTGCTGCGGGTGGGATAATAATTTCGGGCACATGATCGTAGGCTGAGTAGTTTGTGTTTGAGGTTATGGCTGTTTTGAGGTTTGCGCGTAAAGTACTTAAAGGCACGATTAACCTACTTGACTATTTGTGTCAATATATTTTGAAATTAAACCTGTGACTTTGTAAAGTAATGTGCGACCCATTCGATATGGGGCTGGAACAAAATCTAAAGCCTGCGAAGATCCTGAAACTGAAAGTCTTGATTGAAACACGTCTGTAGATATTTGTAGAACGGCTTCTTCAACAGCGTCTATGCCGTTGTATTGTGAAAGGCTATTAACTACAGCTAGTCCGTTAGGAATACTAAAACGATAATCGTCGTGAATAGTTGCCCCTGTTGTTGTTATCCTAAAAGTGTAATCGTCAATAATAGAATCAATTACTTTAGATCCATTATGACCTGTAACACCTGAAATTGTTACTGTTTGACCTTCATAAAATTTGTGGGGTTGTGTTGAATGTAAAGTTGTTAATACAGCACTTTCTGATTTTTGTTTATCAATGGCTACTTTATGTTGTACAAGAAAATCACCTATAGCGTCTTCCGCTGTTTCTATAATGCTTTCAAGTTGTGCGTCTGAATATAAAGAAACGCTAACGCCAATTACAGCTCTTAACTCTGCTGCTGTAACTAATACTGGCATTTTACATTCCTTTTATTAAGGGTGTGGGTGGCACAGGGGCGAACCACCCACACGTTTATTTAGTTATTATCAGGTGAAATTGTAATGGCAAGAACCATTAGCAATTTTTACTGCTACTGCACCATATCCGTAATAATTAACGTCAATTTGACCTGTGTTAATTACGTTTGTGCGTAGGCTTAGACGTGGTGACTCGTACCAAGTGTAAGCGTCTGGGTTGATAACAAACATTGATCCGTCACCAGTTGTCAATGTTAATGCAGACAAGCTACGTGAAACATACAAATCTAATCCACCAACGTTACCTCTTAAGCTAGTTGGTGAAACTTGTCCACCCGCATTTGAAGGATTTGTTGCGGTAAAAATTGGGCGACCACCAGACTCTACGTAACCCATAATGTTACCCCATTGTTCTGCAGAAACTACAATGTTACGAGCAAAACCTAGAGAATCTTTGTAAACTTTTGCAGCTGCTTGTGCTACGAAGCCCATAAGACCTGTTGCTGTGTTAGCTTGTGCTGTTGCAGCAATTTGACCATTTGCAATAATTGTACTTGCTACATATTCGTCTGTGGCTTTAGCGTATGCGTATTCCATTTGGCGAACAAGTTCGTCAAAGAATAATGGTGAGGAACGATCTAACAATTCTACTGAGAATGTTTGTTGTCCACCAAATTTTTTAACTGCTACTGAAACGAATGAAGCTGCTGTATCTGTTTCTGATAATGCTGCTGCTTCGTCTGCTTGTGCAACTGTTGGTGCTGTTGTAATTTTTGGAATTTCAAAAGACATACCTGCTGGTGGCAGAGTTGCTCTTGAAATAGCGTCAATAGAACCTCTATCAGCGTTTGCAATTCCGTTAATTACTTCTTGTGTTTGTGGTGTTGGAATAAATCCAGCGTTGTTTGAAGTTGTGTCAGCTGCCATTACATATTGACGGCTGTCTTCGTTACCAAGAGCTGCTCTAATTGAGTGTTCTAGGTAAGAAGCCTTTGAAACGATTGGGCTTCTTGGTGCTGTAAAGATTGCTGGGCGAACGTTGCGTTCTGCAGCTTCTACAGCTGGGGCTTCTACAGCCTTTGCTACTTCTTCTACTACTTCGGGGGTAACTTCGTTTGTCACGATAGTTTCCTCGCTTTCTGTTGGTTGTGAAGTGTCTGCACTTGCAGCGACTTCGGTTATTTGTGCGTTCTCGCCAAACGCTGGAAATGTGACGTGTGAAACTTCTTTTAATGTTGCTTCATTAACAATTACTTGTTCACCTTTAGTGACGTAATCATCTATCATAGCGCCTACGCTAAATCCAGTTCGTAAACCTTCTTGTGCTTCGGCTAATGCGTCGTCTCCTGAGTTTGTTCGTGCGATTTTAAATGTACCAATTATTTTTTCATCATCTTCTTTATAGCTTGCTAGCTTTCCAATAGGTCGGGTCATATCATGCTCGGTAAAAAGTTTAATACCTTGACCGATTTTTAATGAGCCTGGTTGAAATACAACGTCGCCCATATTTGTGTGACCGACTTCATTGAAAGGAACAATAACGCCAGTTAATTCTCTTTTTGAAGAATTGGCTGCGATAATGTCCGTTGAGAACGTAATAAAATTATTCATTTATTAAGTCTTCCCTTTCTCTTGCCTCACTAATTGTCATAACTCCTAGTGGGATAAGTTTTTGATAAATGTCAGCGCGTTCTAATGCGCTTGGACTATAAAATTCTTCTAAATCAAATTTTACTATAGATCCTCGTGGTGTAATATCGTTGTCGCTTAATCTTTGTGTAATACAAGTCATTAAAGGTTTCAAAGAAAAATCTATTAGGCTTCTTCTTTCAGCTGTGACGTTAGAATATGTCATGCTTCCTGCGGCGTTACCCCCTACATAATATTCTGGAAGATTGCAGGCACGCGCAATTTCTGAGGCCATATATTGACGAGCTGAATTTAGCGTTAATTGTTCTGGGCTAAAACCTATGCTTTGAAAATCTATGGTGTCGTTTACAAAAGCTGTGCCACGTGTTTGTCTGGCTTCTTTCCATGAATTAAGTAGGGCTGTAACTCTTTCAGCAGGCATAGGCAAGTTAGATTTTAATACCACGTTAGGGGTTGGTTCATCTGC